TTGAAAACGGCGAGCCAGAGCAGGCGCAAGAGCAGTCGGTGAACATCGCACTCGGTAGCCTCTCCGGCGCTGACCAACCCACACTCACCGCCGTCGCTGAGATCAGCGCGGCACTCCAAAAATTCATCCTCTCGAAAGGTCTCTAAGCCATGGCTAACTATCGCGCAATCGCAACGGGCAACTGGTCAGCAGGGGCAACATGGGCAGGAGGCTCAGTGCCTCCAGATGCCGCCGGGCACAACATTTATTCAAACGGCTTTACCGTCACGATTGATCAGAATGTGAATGTGGCTCTCATCACAAATGCGGCCTCCGCTGGCACATTTGTTGGAGGGGGAACGGCATCGGCGGGAGGCGGTTTTCTTCCAGTAAATGGTATTACAATAACCGCAACATTAACTCCATCTTCTTCAAATTTAGTAAATTTATCAGGAACTAATTCTGCTAACATTGTAGGGACTATTAATGGCTCAGGCTCAGGATCCACAACGACATTAATAAATTCTGGGTCTGGAACATTAACAATTTCTGGAAACATTGTGACTAATAATGCGCCAAGTTCGTTTCCTTGCGTTAACAATTCTGGCACTGGAAACACTATATTCACTGGAAACATTTCTGGAATTGGACAAGGAGTTACTAACTCATCTAATGTAGGAACTTTTTCAATAACTGGAAATGTGACTGGAAGTCAGGGGGGGGGGAACTATCCGGTAGCAACAAATTCGGGATCGGGAACTTTTTTAATAACTGGAAATGTTACGGCAGGATCAGCCATAACTTCTGGAACACTTAATTCGGGACTTGGAACATTTTCAATAACTGGAAATGTTACAGCAGGAGCAACATCTACAGGAGCCGTCAACTCATCCACAGGAACATTTATCATCATTGGCGACATAACAGCAACAAATGGCGCGCATGGGTTCACCTCTTCCAGTGCAAGCGCAACAAACCGCCTTTCTGGTTCCTTTATCAATTCTGCAAACGGAACCTCAGCGATTTACGCAACGCGCTGGATTTTAAACACGCAGCCGCTAAATGCTAGATCTCGCTACGCATTAAACGGCACTGGAACATATGTCGATATGTTCACGGCCGACAACTCGACCGCTCTGAACCAAGCCGCGCCGACCGATGTCCGCAGTGGCGTGGCATACGGAATCGGGAACTCGCAGACCGGACGCCTCACCGTCCCCGCTCGCGGATCGGTGGCGCTCTCGGTCAACTATGGGCCAAGCATGCCATTCACGGCAACCCGCAGCGGCACGACCGCAACGGCAACGCTGGCCTACAGCTACCCCCTTGTCGTCGGCGACCAGATCACCGTCACCGGCGCATCGAACGCCGAGTGGAACGGCAACTATACCATCGCCTCGGTCGTTTCCGGCACATCGGTGACATTCACCGTCCCTGACACGCACAGCGCCACCGCAGGCACAGGCGCTGTGATGCAAACCACCGGCACAGCCGTTCTCGATCCGACTGCCGTGGCTAGCGCTGTGTGGGGAGCCGCCAGCCGCACCATCACCGGCGGATTGGTCGATACCGCGACAACCCTTACCAACGCGCCAACCGTGCCGACGCCGAGCCAGATCGCCTCACAGGTGAGAACGGAGCTGACAAGCGAGCTTTCCAATCTCGACGCCTCCGTGTCGAGCAGGCTCGCCGGTTCGGCCTACACCGCGCCAAGCACTCCACCAACAGCCGGAGACATCGCATCGGCAGTATGGGCCGCCGCAGACAAGACAGGCTACAGCCTCACCAGCGCCGAGCGCACCGCCATTGCCGCCGCCGTCGAGTCTTCGATCCTCAACGAAGGCGATGGACAAGCCGTTCTGAACGCCATCGTCGCCGCAATCGGAAACAGCAATGTTGACCAGATCGCCCTCGTCGCCGCGATCCGAGCCGACCTTGAGCGCACCGGCGGCAAGCTCATCAACCTCGATGCCACGATCTCCAGCCGCCTCGCATCGGCAGACTACAACGCGCCGACCAGCGCCCCAACCGCAGCCTCTGTGGCCAGCGCCGTGTGGAGCGCCGCCACGCGCACCACAACCGGCGGCACAGTGGACACGCTCACCAACGCACCAGCCTCAGTCACGCCAAGCGACATCTGGAGCCACGCCACCCGCACGCTCACCAGCGCCAGCGGCCCGACAGCCATCGAGATTCGCCAAGAACTCGATAGCAACTCGACCCAGCTTTCGGCGATCAAATCGAAGACCGATGCGCTGCCGAGCGATCCTGCCGACCAAAGCCTCCTTGAGGCCGCCATCGCCGGAGTCGCTGCCCCGTCCGCGAGCACGGTGGCAGCAGCCGTGCGCTCCGAGCTTTCGGTCGAGTTGGCCCGAGTGGACCAAGCCGTGAGCAGCAGACTCGCCGCCTCCGAAGCCTCGAAGCTCGACGCGGTGAAAGCCAAGACCGACCTACTCCAGACCGACCGCCTCGCGCAGTGCTCGACCGTGGCCACCACAGGAGCGCAACTGGCCGCCGCCCTCAGCTAAAATGCAAGACCAGCTCGCCACGCTCAAAACCGCTCTCACCGGAATCCTCGGCGCTGCCGCCGGGGTGGGCGGGGCCGCGTATAGCATGTTGCCCCACCTCGAAGCATGGACGCGCCTCGCCAGCGCCGGAATCGGCCTGCTGGCGGGGCTCATCGCCCTGCTCAAAGTCTGGCGAGACTTTCAAAAGAAATAACCCCTCCCTCCCCCATGAACAAATTCCTCTCGCACTTAAAACAGCCGTCCACCTTTCGCGGCCTCGCTGTCCTCGGCGGCCTCGCCGGATTGAGCTTGTCGCCGCAGCATTGGGAAAGCATCGGCAGCGCCGTGGCAGCGATCATCGCTTTGATCGAAGTATTCCGAGACGAGAAGAAATGACCTCGCCCGCCCAGATCGCCGCCACCGGCCTGCTGCTCGGCTACATCTTTCTCTGCATCTCCTTCCTCACCGGCTGCTCCACCCTCGGCGTCAGTCTCGAAACCGACTACGGCAGGTTTTCTTACACCCTCCCCGAGCTGCCCAAGCCGTCCTCAAGCAAATGACCTTCGACGAGCGCACCGAGCGGAATATCTCGACGCTGCACCCGGCTGTTCAGCCTAAAGCGCGAGAGTTCATGCGACTCGCGCTCGACCTCGCAGGCAAGCATAGCGTAGTGGTCCGCATCATCAGCGGCCTGCGTAGCTACGCCGAGCAGGATGCGCTCTACGCCAAAGGCCGCACCACCGCAGGCCCGAAAGTGACCAACGCCCGCGCTGGCTTTTCCAATCACAATTTCGGCACCGCCTGGGACATCGGCCTCTTCAAAGACAAAGCCTACCTAACCGACTCGCCTATCTACACAGAGATCGGCCAAGCCTCCCGCAGCCTCGGCCTGACATGGGGAGGGGATTTCAAGAGCTTCAAAGACACACCGCACTACGAAGTGCCCACCGGCCTCACCCTCGCCCAAATGCGCGAGCGCGTCGCCGCAGGGAAAGACATCTTCGCATGAGCCGCCTGCGCAAACCCAAAACCTCCCCACCGAAAGACCGCGAAGCCGTGCTGCTCCAAGTCCGGCAGCTCCTCGCCGAGCATTTCGATGTCGGCCTCTGCATCGTGAGTTGGGAAGCGGAGGGCGAGACTTTCTACATGGATTTGAAATTCGGCAACGATTACGCCGCCCGCGCCCTGTGCCGCGAGGCCGACGAAATCCTCTGGCCCTACGAGCCAGACGAAGACGAGGAGGACGACGAATGAAAACCAACAAACTGCAAAACATCGTTCACGCCAGCCAAGTCACCGCCGCGCAGAACGAAGCCGCACAAGCCCGCTCCCAGCTCGAAGCCGAGCGCCGCGCCCACGCCGAAACGATCAAAGCTCTGGAGCGTTCGCGTTTCACCAAAGCCCCTCGCAAGGTCACGCCAGCCACATCGAAGGCCGGAACCGGCGACATCATCGAAGTCATTTTCAGCGATGTCCACGGCAACAAGCACGACCCCGCCGCGATGGCTGCCTTCCTCGGTGATCTCAAATCCCTCAACCCCGACCGACTCATCATCGGCGGCGATTTCATCGACTGCGGCGGCTTCCTCGCCGAGCACCACACGCTCGGCTATGTCGCCGAGACCGAGGATTCCTACGAGGACGACATCGCCGTCAGCAATTCCCTGCTCGACCAAATCCTTGCCGCCGCCTCGCCCTCCGAGGTTCATTATGTAGAAGGCAACCACGAATGGCGCGTCGAGAGATGGGCGCTCACCCAACGCCTCGCTCACCACAAGGATACCGACCTGCTTCGCCGCACCTTCTGCCCCGAGCATGTCCTCCGGCTCAAAGACCGAGGCATCCGCTATTATCACCAGGGCAAAACCCACGGAGACTGCGACACGCCGG